ATGATAAATCTTTTATTTAAAAACACAAAGCTTTATATTGCTTTAGCTCTAATGCTTATGCTTAATGTGTTTTTATATCTTAAGCTAGATAGCACAAACGCAAAATTAGAAAAAAGTCAAAGTGATTTAAAATTAGCTTTGGGTGTAAATAATGAACTCACAAGGATTACTCAGGAGCTTAAAATAAGACACGAACAAGAGCTAAAAGCACTCTTTCATGCAAATACTCAAAAAAATCAAATTGAAGTATAAAAAATGTAGTTATAAATTTTTTAAATAGTGTTATGTCACATTATAACATACTACTTTCTTTTGGATTTATTAGTATGTGTAGAGCTTGGTGAATATTGCTCTAAAAAAATAAATTCATAGCTTGTATTCAGCATAAAAAAACACATTGTTGTTTTAATTCAAAATTAGCAAGAATATTTAATGAACAAGGACGCCCACAAATTAAAAGAGGTTGGGGTTCTCCAAAGAGTCCTGATTGTAGAGGATTTATTCCGGAAGAATTTCAAAAGTTAGATTTTAGTGAAATAAATTTAAGTGAGTTTATTGCTGATATTGTTGGAAGTATTGATGTAGATAAAATACAAGCTGATTCTATAAAAATACAAGAAAAGATTGAAAACAATCTTGAGAATTTAACAAGAAAACCTACTAATTAAAAAGAAAAATAAATTTATAGAAAGGATATAGAGTTTAGCTAAAATTTGTTTGGTAAAAGCCAAAGGGATTATCCTAAACCCTGCAAAAAGCAGGGGATACTCAATAAGCCTTGACATAGCAAAGCGTTAAGAGTATAATTATAAGGATAATTTTTGTTAGCATTAAGCTTCACCTCCCTTCTGGGTGGTAAATTAACGCTAAAGGGTTGCGCCCCTTTGGCGTTGCACCCTTAATACAATTATACCAAACAAACTCTTTAACTTCTTTAATACAGTACTTTAGTTAACTAATAAAAGTAAAGAATCTTTTCATATCAATATCTTAATCAATAGTGATACACTTTATAAAAATCCTTTATTACAATATAATATTAATAGAAAAATTTCTAAAGATGACAATATCATTTATGCTTTAAAAAATACTTCTAGCTTTTAAAAACTTAAAACAATTACAAGAAGTATTATTAAAAGAAAATATATTTTTAAATTTTATTGACTTAAACAATAAAGAAAGCCTTTTAAGTTTTTATAATCAAATATTAAGTAATCATCATCTTAAAGATTATTTTTATATAAAAAATAATCAATTTTTTATTAAAGAAGATATAAAAAATAAAATTGTATTTAATAGTATTAATTCTTCTTCTATTATAAGTAATTATCTTAGCTTATTAAATGATTTTAATACTTTAAGTAAGATAGAACTTATAAATATATTAGAGGGTTTAAGTTTATATAATCTTTCAACTTTAATACAAACTATACAATCAAAAAATGCATATAACTCAAAAGACTTTAAACAAGATAATATCTTTTTATCTAATATGATTATGAATGTAAGGTTGAAGTAATTTAGCAGGTGTGATTTGTTAATGAAAATAAAAACTCTTTAAAAAACACTTAGGAGTAAAAAACAAATGGTGCCCAAGGTCAGCTACTAAAAAATTTCATTTGATATCTATTTTTAGATATATTTTATTCTATTAGTAACCCACTGAGTAACCCATTACTTTACAATTCAATATATGCACAGCAACGGTTTCTTTTAATCCGATTAAAGTCAATATTAGTATATTTTTTATATTTCCGATTAAAATTAATACGATGTCGACTAATGCTCCGATTAAAAGCCATATGTTTAATAAGAGCAATAGCTTTTATTTGGTTGTTTATTGCGGAGAAAAGATATAAATACTTTTTGCTATTTAGTATCTTAGTAAGAGCAAATAACATTCCAAACTTATGTATTTTTTATTTTTGTGTGAAATTATGATAAAATACAAAATATAAGGAACTTCACTTATTTTTTTGCTTTAATTTGATAAGAGTAGAAAAATGTTTAAAAATGAAATAATTAATAATGCTGTACCTGCAAAGATTTTTATAAATAATCTTGGATTATATGATAATTTTCATAGAAATGTTAATGATATTAAAAGTGGTTTTAAAGTTAAAAGAGTTGGTGGAAATTTCTTTATTTTGCTACCTGAATGGTTTATGAAGATAATTGAAGCTGGTTATAGTTGTTATGCTATTAAGGCTTATGATGATTTTGAATATGAATTTAAAGTATCGCTTACAAAGAAAACCGAAATAGGTTTTTATAAAAGATGAATACGTATAAATTTTGCAAATGCGGAAAGAAGATACTCTCGCATTTGAGTAAGTGTTCTGAGTGTAAGATAACAACTGTTAGAAATCAAAATAAACACTATGATGCTTTCAAAAGAGATAGAGATAGCTCTAGTTTTTATCATAGTATAGAGTGGAAGAAATTACGTTCTAGTTTTATTAATGACAATCCATTTTGTTTTAAATGTGGAAGATTTGCAAAAATTGTTGATCATGTTATCCCTATAAGACAAGGTGGAGAAAAACTAAATGTAACAAATTTGCAAAGCTTATGTATGACTTGTCACAATAAAAAAACCAAAGAAGAATTAAAAGGGGTAGGGGGTTAAATCTCTATAAAATCGATATTCTGGTCACCGACCGGCTAGTCGCGAAAAAATGCGAGCTATTTTTTTTATTGCGTGTGTAATTGACTAACTAATTAACCAATAAATACCAAGTTTAAAATATGAATAATTGGGGCTTGTGCTTTAATTTCTTTTGCATGTTTTCCTTATGTTTAACGCCCAATTAACTAATACGCACTTTAACGCCTTATGTTTTGTATAAAATCACTAAAAAGAAAGGTGTTAATGCAAAAAGAATTTTTAAGTTGTGATGAGGTTTTGCAAATACTAAATATTAATTCTAAAGAGTATTTGAGTAGATATTTAAAGAAAAATGGAGTTAAGGTTTTAAGAGGAAAAGCTAAACCTTACCCAAAAGAAGAAATACTAAAGTTAGCTAAAAGAAGACAAGATGATAATCACCATAACTCAAAGCAAAATGAAATAGCACTTTTTATAGATGAAAGCATTATAAAAGAAAAACCAAAAAACAAGCAAATTGTTAAAGATAAAGAAATAAGTGAAATTAGCTTAAATTTTCAAACAATAGAGCAAGAATTGGCTCAAAAAGTAAAAAACGACTTAATTAATTTAGGAATTTATGATGATCTTGAAGATGATATTATTAAAGTATATGCTAAAAATCTTATTTTACTAGAATGCTCAAGCAAAGAGGTAGAGAAAAAAGGTTTTTGTGCTACAAGTGATAAAGGAGTGCAGATTATCACTCCCGAGCTAGTTGCTTTTAACTCTCTAACTAAAAATGTAATAGGCTTGGCTAAAATTTTAGGCATAGGCGCTCCAAGTAGAACAAGAGTAAATCCAAAAGAGAAAAAAGAAAGCTCTCCTTTTGATGTTTTATTGGGGAAAGAAGATGAATGATATCAAGTTAAGATCTAGAGAAGATATTTTAAATTATGCTAAAAAATATATCAAAATAAAAAACGAAGAATTTCAAAATTCTCCATTTTATATAGATGAAAAAATAGCCTTAAACGCAGTTGTTTTTGTATCTTTATTAAAACATACCGATGGAGAATTAGCAGGAAAGCCATTTGCTCTTTTAAATTTTCAAATAGAGTTTATAATAGACATTATTGCTACATATTCAAAAGAAAAAAATGCTAGGAGGTATTCTTACGCATTATTATTTATTCCGCGAAAAAACGGCAAAACAGAGCTTATAGGAGCTATTTTGCTTTACTTTCTTTTTGTGGATAAAGAAAAAGGAAAGAAAATATATTGTGCTGCAAATGAAACTGAACAAGCAAAGTTAGTTTTTAATGCAGCTTCATCTATGATAAGTCAAGAAAAGCATTTGAATGATATGTGCTATCAATATAAGACTTATAGGGAAATTCGTAAAAAAAATACAAAGTTTGAAGATTTTATAAAGGTTTTGACAGCTACTAGTGAAACTAAAGATGGATTAAGACCTTATGTTTTTATTTACGATGAGCTTCATGCTGCAAAAGATGGAAAATTATACAAGGTCTTAGAAGAAGGAACGGCAAGTCGTTCTAATTCTCTTTGTATAGTAATATCGACAGCAGGTTATAACCAAAATTCAGAGATGAAAAAACAATATGATTATTGTAAAAAGGTTGCTTGTGGTATTATAAATGATCCTTCTACATACTCTAAAATTTACGAACCAAATGAAGATGATGATTGGCATGATGAAAAAGTGTGGGCTAAAGTAAATCCTGCTTTAGGGTATGGAGTTAAGATAGAAAAATTAAGAGAATATTTTGAAAAAGCAAAATCAAATGCAAACGATGAGGTTAGTTTTAAGACAAAGCATTTAAACATATGGACTTCAAATGCTGGTGCTTTTGTAAAAGATGATGATTTTATGAAGTGTAATCTTGGAAAAATAAATTTAACTTCTGATGTTTTTATGGGAATAGATCTTTCAGCTACGACAGATTTGACTGCACTAGCTATAATCTGCGAAATTGATAAAATTTTACATGTTGATTTTAAATTTTATGCACCTAGACTGTGCGCTGAGCAAAGAAGTAGAAGAGATAAGGTTCCATATTTAGAATGGGCTAGGCTTGGATATCTGACTTTAACACCAGGTAATAGTGTAGATTATGACATATTGATAGAAGATATTATTTGTTTTAGTAAAACACTTAATATCAAAATGATAGGTTATGATCCTTGGAATAGCACTGAAGTAGCCAAAAAACTTAGTGAAGAAAACTTAGAATGCGTACAAATTAGACAAGGTTTTGCAAGTATAAGCGAACCGCTAAAAGAGTATCAAATAAGAGTATTAAAACAAACTATAAACCACAATGCAAATCCTATTTTTAGATGGTGTAATAATAATTTGGTAATAGATAAAGATGCAAGAGAAAATATAAAACCTGATAAGAAAAAATCAAGCGAAAGAATAGATGCAATTTCAGCTTTAGTAACTGCCATAGCGACTAAAAATACCTTTGCAAAACCACAAGAAAGTGTTTATGAAAAACGGGGTATTAGGAGTTTGTAAGATTTAGCATTTGTAAATAATTTTTTAGATTTAAGGGTTTTAGCTCTTAAAATAGTTTTCGATAATACAAATTAATTTTTAGGTTTGTTTTTTATAGAGTCAATTACTTTAGGCAAAAGTGCCAACACTCCGAGTATAAAAGAAAAATAAGCACCATCGTTATGTCCATTAAGTATAAGATACAATCCAACACTTATACTAGCAATAGTTATAAGCAGAAAAGATACCATTCCAAAGCCATTCCAAAGATGATAAGATTTTATATCTTCTCTTCTAATCTCTAAGTTTTTATTTTCTAAATCTAATATTTTATTATCGTTATCTTTTTTATATTCTAAAGATTTTTCCAGCATTGTCATAGTTCTATCTGCTAAATCTGGAGGTAGTTTTGCTATAGCATTGAGCTCATTTTCCATAAGAAAATTAAACTGGGTATTGAAAGTTTGAGGTGGAATTTCTTTATTTTGATTTTCTTGTTTAATAGTATTAGGTGTTTTTTGTTTTTGCGATTTTTTCAATTTGTTTCTCTCTAAATTCAATATTTTCTTTATATAATTTTGCTTGTTTTTCTCTTATAATAGCATTTAAATCCCATAAATTAAAGCATTCATTTTTTATAGGTCTGCCTATAAAACCATCTACAAAAGCTTGTGTTTTTGTCATTTTGTTATTCCTTTTTCACACACTTATTTATATAATATCACAAAATAATTAATGTTTTACTGTGTGTTAAGAATAAAGCAAAAAATATTCCTATTTAATTCTATATCTACTTTATAAAAGGTTTTATAGATTTTTAAGTTTATCTGATATGGTATAATAGACTTTTTCTAAAAAATTAGAAAAAGCTAAAGTTTTATATCACATTCATTTAAAATCAAAGTAAGAGATTTTCTTTTTGAAAAATCTGCAGTAGTTACTATAGTGTATCCCTTTGCTCTTATTTTTTGCAAAATATATTTTGAAATATTAAATTGAGTATTTAAAAAATTTAAATGATTTTCAGACATAGGTGTTTTTCTTAAACACAGAAAAAAAGGATTTTTATCGTTATTTTTATTAAACTTCAAACCATTCTCAAATTCATGATCTTTATAATTACTTTTTTGAATATCATTATCTATCATATGTTTTTTCATATTATCATAAAAATCTTTTAGATTGCCATTTTCCAATATCTGTCTTAATATTTCCTTTGGAAGATCATTTAAATAAGGATTTTTTACTATCAAATTATCAATATTAAGCGGTGTAAAATAATAAGATTTTTCATAACTTAACACAAGGAATAAATTGAAAGTATTTTCATAATAATCAAAATAAATATTAACTTTTACTTGATGATATTGATAGCTTAGTTTTAAACAATCTTCGGGCTTTTTAAAAGTTGACATTAAATATTTTTGCTTTAAAAACCCTTTTATATCATTCATTTGTATTTCTTTAGTTGTGTATTTTTCTACTTCACTTACGAGATTATTAAAACTTTTTTGTTGTTCATAATTTTCAAGCCAACTCTCTACCCAAGCAGGAATTTCTTTTGATTTCCAATTTGCAACAGAATTGTAACTCATACCTACTATTTTTGAAAATTCATCTCTAGAAAGTTGTAGTTTTTTTAATTTATTTGAAAAATCTTCATAAGTCATCTTAACCCTTATATTTTTAATTATAAATGTATTTTATCATATTTTTTTTAATTAAAAGTTAAATTATATATTGACTTATTTTAATTTTTAGTGTAAAATTATGCTATGTTTTTAATAAATAGTTAAAAACAAATTAAAAAGAAAGGAGTAAAAGATGAAAAAGCTAAGATTACTCGCACTAATCTTACAAACAATATTTTATATTGTAGCTTTACTTAAGCTTTTAACAAGCTAAAGTAACCCCCAGTGCGAGGGGGTTTTCATCTTTGAAACAAATTATATCAAAAAAAGGTTTAAAAATGGATTTTAATTTTATACTTATTATTATTTTAGCTGCTTGGGTAGGAGTGTGCGAAATACGCATTAATAAACTTGAAAAAAGGATAAAAGATGAATAATTTAGTTGTTATAAATGGACAAAATGTAGAGTTGGAAGTGCAAGGAGCCGACCAAGTTACTTGCACTTCTTTAAGCGTGGCTGAAGTATTCAATAAAAACCACAAGAATATTATACGCAAAATAAATGAATTTCCAAAGGATAATTTTACTAAGCTCAATTTTGAGCCGAGTAAATATACTGATAGCACGGGTAGAGTTTTACCTTGCTACAAAATCACTCGAGATGGTTTTTCTTTACTTGTTATGGGTTTTACAGGCGAAAAAGCTTACAAATGGAAAATCGAGTTTATCAAAGCTTTTAATGAAATGGAAAAATGCTTAAAAAACTTAGAGCAAGAAAACATGCAAAAACTAGCTTTTAGACAAAGCTTAGGTTATAAATCTCAACTAGTACAGCAGAAGAAAAAGTATGAAAATGAGATTAAAGCTTTAAAATGCGATTTAGAGCATAAAAACGAGTTAAGCTTTAAAAGAAAGCTTAGCAATGAAGAGTTTTTGGAACTTAGAAAATTTCTAGCTAGAGATTATGAAGCTGTTATTATAAACAAAAATGGTTTTTCCTTGTTTGCCCAAACTATATCAAGAAATTTTTATCAACTAGACAAAGAAAATGATTTTTTAATTTACAAACAAGTTTGTACTAAGTTAAAAGAAAAATTACAATACTATCAAAACTATGATTATTACCAAAAAGTTTATATAAACAATCCATATTTTAGATAATTTTATAGTCTAAAATACCAAATACGCATTTTAACGCCTCAAAGTTTTTTTAAAATACTTAAAAAAACGAGGCTTTGAATGCTAGATAAAATAAAATCATTTTTTAAAACACAAAAAAGAAATCAAGATTATCATACCTTAGAGTTCCTTTCAGAAGAAAAGGTAAATTCTGATGAGCTTTCTGCTGTCATTGCAGCTATATCAAATATAAGCGAAACTATAGCTTCTTTGCCATTAAATCTATACAAAAAAGAAAAAAATGGCTCTGTATTAGCCACTAATCATCCTTTGTTTGATCTTATAAAAATTGCACCAAATGAAACCATGACGCCATTTACGCTTATAGAATCTTTTATGGTGCAAATGCTTATTTATGGAAATGGCTTTTTATATCCTATGCGAAAAAGAAATGGGCAAATTTGCTCCATAGAACTTATAGAAAACAAAGATATTTCGCTGTTTAAACAAAGTGGAAAATACTTTTATAGTGCATACTCTAGTAATGGCAGTGTTGTTTTAAGCTATGATGAAATAGTCAATGTTCCATATCACACAAAAGATGGTGTCAATGGAATAGCACCTTTAAGAAAAAGTAAAACCACAGCAAAGTTAGCTACAGCCATAGAGCAACATGGACTTAGCTTTTTTCAAAATGGTGCTTTTACAAGCGGTGTTATTACTGTTCCAAATGAGCTTAGTGATCAAGCATATGATAGATTGAAAAAATCATTTAAAGAAAACTATAGTCAAAAGAAAGCTTATAACATATCCATTTTAGAAAGTGGCTCTACATTTACTCAAACTACAAGCGCAAATAAAGATAGTCAATTTATAGAAAGCAAGCAATTTCAGATTATAGAAATTGCAAGATTATTTAATATACCCCCGCATAAGCTAGGAGATCTTTCTAGGGCAACATTTTCTAATATAGAACAACAAGAAACAAACTACATGGTTCAAACAATTACGCCTCTTACTACAAAAATAGAACAAGCATTTAATCGCTTTTTGCTTACTAAAAGCGAATGGGGAAAATATTATTTTAAATTTAATATCAATGCTATTTTAAGAGCTGATAGTGCTTCAAGATGGGAAAGCTATACAAAAGCTTTAAATAATGGAGTTATGAGTATTAACGAGGTTAGAGCATTAGAGGAAATGAACCCAATTAGCAATGGAAATGAGCATTTTGTAGCATTAAATTTAGGAAAATTAAATGCACTAAAGGATGAGGTTTGGCAGAAATAGAACTAAAAGGTCTTGTAGAATTAATGAAAGATTTAAACATACTGAGTAATTCATCATTATTAAAAGCTGCTAGAAAAGGTGCTATGAGTGTAAGCAAGGAAATAGCTAAGGTTTATAAAAAAACAGCACCTAAAGAAAGTGGTCTTTTAAGATCAAGTGTTAGGGCTGTTACAAGTAGAAATTTAGAAAAAGGTGTTTATAGAGCAGCTGCTGTTGTATTTAAAAAGAAAAAAGTAAGTCAAAAAAGATATGAAAAATTAAAAGGTTTTAAAAAATGGACTTTAGAGAAAAAGAATGAAAAGAAAAATAAAATAGAGTATTTTTCTAGTGCTTATTATGCACATTTTTTAGAGCATGGCTTTTGGCATAAAGGAGGAAAAAACAAAAAAGGTAAAACAAGTTTTGTAAAAGGATATAAAACTATGGAAAATGCTACAAAAAAAATAGAACCAAAGGCAGATATTTTAGTTCAAAACGAATTAGAAAAAGAATTAAAAAAATTAGGGTTTTAAATGAAAATGTACAAAGAATTTTTAGTGAGCTTTCTACAAAATTTAGAAAATGAATTAAAACTAGATATTTATCCTATAAAAGCAACTATAGAAAGTAAAGAAAATTTTATAGTTTATGAAATAAGCAATGAAGAAATAGTTTTAAGTATTGATAATAAATTATTAGTAAAAGAAATAGAAATATCCCTTACCATATATAGCAAAAAGTATCAAAAGTTAAGAAATATAAAAGAAGATTTGGAAAATTTATTGTTTAGTATAGATAAAAAGCCAACAGATATACTCATAGCCGGAGAAGATGAAGAAAATGGTTTTTATCACAGTAATATGTTTTTAACTTTTAAATTTTAATACGCTTTCTAACGCCTCAAAGTTTTCTTAAAATCTATTTGTATTTTATTGCAAGGAGAACCAATGCCAAAAGAAAAAATAATTTCAGAAGCACCAGATGTTCAAGGTCTTAGAGTATTAGTTTTATCTCGTGCTATGGAAACAGCCGGATCTACACCAGTACAAGCAGGTTTTTTAACTAGCATTTCAGGACTTAAAGGAGGAAGTAGGGAAAGTCAAAAATTAAGCCCAATTAATGACAGAGATTATGAAGAAATAAATGCAGTAGGTAAAAAAACAAGTGCTACTGTGAATATGTCTTTGCTTTATAAATTTGTAAAAGATGGAAAAACGCAAGATTTTGAAGGTGTAAATTATCTTGAAAAGGCTTTTGAGGAAAATGAAGAAGTTTTTATCATTGTTGAGGTTAATGATGAAAGAAAAACAACTTTAAAAATCAAAATGAAAATAACGGGTTTTGAAGTTACTAGTGAAGCTAATAATAAATTTAGTGCAAATATTACAGCAGAAAAAATAGGAGAAGCAAAAGACATCACTCCTTTTAGATTTGAAGAAGGAGAAAACATAGAGCATACTAGTGATGAGTTAAATGTGGGTGATGTTTATGCTGATAAAAAATCAAAAATAGTTTATTACTATCCAAATCCAAGCACACTAAAAACACCACAAATTGATGATGAGAGATTCGTGTATGTTTTTGATAATGTTAGAGGAGTATGTCCATATGCTAAAAAGCAAGTTTTTGACAAAAGTAAAGAATTTATAGATAGTGAACAAGAACAAGATAGCAAATGGGAAAAAGAAAATGAAGAAAATATTATTCATGAGACTCAAAATGAGCCAACTCAGGGGCAAACTTATGAGGAGTTAAAAGGTAAAACAATTTATTTTTATCCAAATCCTTTAACGCTTACATATCCAGCAAATCAAGATATAAGAAAAAAATATACTTGTGATTCAAGTAGCGGAGTAGCTTCAGCTGCCACAGAAGAAGTTTTTAATAATAATAATTTTGCACCAAGAGGAAGAAGAAAATGAATTTAAAAGATTTTTTACAAAATAACTCTCTTAAAACAAAAGAAATAAAAGTTGATGGTATTGATGAAAAAATAACCATAAAACAACTTTCTATGTTAGAGCAATATGAGCTTATGAAAAATCACAAAATAGAATTTAAAAAAGATAGCGATGATACTAATGAAATCAATATAGAAGCCATAAGCAACAACTCTAATTTTAGAACTGAAGTTGTCTTAAAAGGACTTGTAGAGCCAAGGTTAAGTAAAAAAGAAATCACACAGCTTAATCAAACTGCACTCGCTGTTATTTCTAAAATAGCTGATGAAATTTTAACTTTTAGTGTAGAAGTCCCAAAGCAAGAGAGCAAGGGCGATTAAAATATCGCCTAGCCCTTGCATTAGGAAAGACAATAGGCGAACTAGAGCAAAGCATTACCCAAGCAGAATTTAATGAGTGGATGGAGTTTTTGTCTAATGAGCCTTTAGCTTGCGATAGAAATGAAATACAAATGAGCATTTTGCTTAGTATGATCGCATCTTTTATGGGAGCTAAAAATAAATGTGAAGATTTTTTACTAAGTGAGTATTTGAAGCCATCAATTAAGCAAAGTGCTAATACAAATCAAAATATAGATTTAAAAAAATTAGGTTTAGATTTTTTAGAACTTTTAGGATAATAAATTATGATCAATCTCCACGATAAATTCTTTTTCATTTGGGTTTTCTTGCAAAATTTGACAAAACTGAGCTTTTATATCGTGATTAAAAAGATTGTTTTTTATACCAAATTGCATAGCTCTTGCGCTAAGCAGAACAATTTGGGGTTTGTTTTCTTTAAGAAAAATATCAACAGCTTTAGTAAAGCTAGCAAGTTCCTCATCAATAATCTTTTCTTGAAATTCTTTTTTACTCTTAGTTTTAGCCATAAAAAACACCACAAGCAAAAACAGCAAAGTTATAAAAGTAAGTGGCTCATAAGAGTAAAAAAACATTCTAATACCTTTTTTTGTTTTCATTCTAGCTAAATTATATATAAAAGGAAATTAAAGTGGCAAAAAATGTAAAAGTTGGTATAAGTGTTGATACAAATAAAGGAGTGGTTAGTGTTAATAAGTTAAACCAAAGCTTTGTTAATCTAAATCAAAAAACAAAAGATACCAAAGAAAGCTTTTTGGGTCTATCTAAAGCGATACTAGATATGAATGCACATTTTGTGCAAAGCTATCATGGTTATAAAGCTATGTTTGATAGCGTGAGTAATTATGCCAAATCTTTTATAGACGCTAGCAAAAGTTTTGAGACAGCCAAAACTCAATTAGCTTTTATAACAGCAACAACCCACTCTAATATGGATGCAACTGGTAAAGCTATAACGCAAGTTCAAAAATGGACCCAAGCTGTAAAATCTAGTGAAAAAACTTTTAAAGAATTTAATGAATTGCATGCTAAAACCGGATATTCTTTACAAGATTTAGCAAGTATGTTTAGATCTTTCTCATCTACCGCTTTAAACAATATGAATTTTGATAAAGCTAAAAAATCTTTTGAAAATATTATGATAGCAACTTCAAACACTTCTATGAGTACAGAACAGCTTTCTATGACTATGGATAGTTTAGGTGCTGGTGTTTTTAGTGCTAGTGGTGATTTAAGAAGATTTGCAGAGAGTATAGGAATTACAAATGAGGCTATGGCTAAAGCCAAGAAAGAAGGAAAATTATTTGAATTGTTTATAGACAAAACCAAAGAATTAACAAAATATACAGACTATACAACTCAAACATATGAAAAACAAATTATTAAGCTTCAAGCAAATATTCAAATGTTAAAAGCAGAAATTTCAAAACCTATTTTTGATGTTTTAAAGAATTCTATTTCTGATGTAAATCGGTATTTTAAAGAAAATGAAAAAGAAATTAAATCAAATATTAAAGCAGTTTATGATTTTGCTAGTTCATTTAAAGAGTTAGCCATTGGAGTAGGACTTGCTTATGCTGGTTTTAAAAGTTTTAATGCTTTTAAAAATTCATCCTTTTTTAAAAATCTTAGTAGTGAAATTAAAAATATAAAAAAAGATTATGATGATTTGGTTTTAAAGCAAAAACAAATGAAAGATTTAACTAATTATCAAAAAAATTTAAGATACCAAATAGAAAATATAAAAATATCTTTTAAAGATATAGATAGATTAAGCGGTCTAATGCCAGAGTTAGCAAAAGATGCAAAACATTTTAGTTATTTTGGAACAAAAAATAAAAATATGCAATTAGAAAAAGAAAGAATAATATTGCAAAATGAAGCATTAAAGAAAATTACAAATCTTGAAAGAGAAATTTTAAAAAATGAAGATTTAATAAATGAAAGTATTTTAAAGAGAAATCCTTTATTGCTAACCATAAAAGGAACTATGGGTAATTTAGTAAAATCTACTATAAACTTTACAAAAGCTTTAGCTCCAACTGCTGGGGTTATAGCTTTAAGCACTGCAATTGCAAATATCTATGAAAAATGGGATAGCTTTGATAAGGCATTAGAAAAAACTTCAAAAAGAAAGCTTGAAGTTAAAAATATAGAAGAATTAGATTATTATATTAAAAACATAAAAAGCCAAATGGAAGCTTTACAAGCAAATGGCAATGTTTTAGGAGCAAAAATAACATCTAAATTAGATTTTTGGTATATAAAAGATGGTCTAGAAAGCGTTTTGAATAGTTATGGGCATTTGCATGAAATGTTATTTGGAAATCAATTAAAGATGAATGAAGAAGCAGCAAAAGCTTATGAGCAACTGCAAGCTAATTTAAAATTAGCACAAGCTGCAAAAGACAAAGCAAAAAGCGAAGATATAAAGCTTGAGAGTATAGAAAACCTGTCTTCTGCTGTATTGAAAGCTTCTGAAAATTTAAAAAATTTAAAAATACCACAAAGTGCTAAAGAAGAAGCTGAAAAGCTAAGATTAGATTATGAGCTTATAGGGGAAACTATACAGCAAATAACAAGAGATAGTAATTGGAATAAAGATATTTTTAAGGTTAATCAATACAATGAATTAATTGAAAAATTAAAACATTATGAAAATTATATATTTAAAAAAGATGAATTAGAAAAAATAAAAGAAGCAAAACTTGCTCAAGAAAAGCATACTCAAATCATAAAAGAGCAAAATCAAGCACTCAAAGAACTTTCACAAATCACTATGAGTGAGTATGAAAAAAGCTTGGAATCTATCAATGAAAAATTAAAACATTTCAAAGAAATAGGTTTTGATAGTAAAACTATACAAAAAGCTAAAGAAGAAATGATTATAGATCTTGATTTAAAAGAGAGTGAAAAAGAATTTCAATCCTATAAGAGTTTAATGCTTGAATTTTATGAAAGTGTTGGTAAAAAACAAGAAGCTTGGGCTTTGAAAGAAATAGAATTAAGAGAGAAATTTGTAGATATTTTAGATAAAGAAGATCTCCAAAAACTTATAAAGACGCAAAAAGAAGCTTTTCTAAATGTAGAAAAAAATGCATCAAAAACATTTAAAAATGTAGAAAATGATTATCTTAAGATGATAGCAAATATGCAAAGAACCATAGAAAGTCGTTTTTTTGATTTTATAGAAGGAAAAATAAAAAATTTAAAAGAATTATTCATAGGTTTAGGCAAATCCTTAGCTATGGATATGCTATCACCTGCTATTAGTTCTATCAGCGGATCAATATCAAGCATTTTTACAAATTCATTAATGGGTGCGAACAATTCTTATCAAAATATTAGTTTAATTTCTCAAGATTTAGGTTTAAAAAAAGATAATAATGGAAATTTTACCGGTGTTATAGATGGTAAAGAAGTTATTATATCTTCTAATGGAGAGGTTAAAAAAGGACAAGATGTGTTAAATGGTGTATCTAATGTGCTAAGTGGATTTAATGCATTAGAAGGTATTTTAAGTGGCTCTACATTTGAAAAAATACAAAGTTTTAGTAGTTTTAATTTTAGCAGTATTGGTGATAGTTTTACTTCTGTGTTTCAAAATTTTTCTAATTTAATAAAAAATATAGGAACACTAGGAAGCAATATTTTAAGTTTAGGAAGTGCATATCTTGGTAGTTTTTTTGGAGGGACTGCTTTAACTTCTTTTAGTTCTGGTGCTTTATGGAGTTCTTTAGGTATTGGTGGTATAAATGGAGCTTTAGCCGGTGGTATTGGTTCTACTTTGGGTTTTGTTGGTGGTTTAGCTACTAATGCATTAAGTGGTGGTCTTTTGGGTTATGGTATAGGAAAGCTTGGAGATATGTTATTTAAAGCTGATACTCATGCTGGAAGTGGTGGTGCTATAGGAGGAGTTTTAGGTTCTTTAATAGCTCCTGGTATAGGTACTTTGGTAGGTGGTCTTTTAGGTAGTGTTATAGGTGGAATTTTTGGAAAAACTAAAGCTACCGGAAGTGGTCTAAGACTTTGGCAAGATATAAATTTTAAAGATCATTTTTCACAAGGAAATTTGCAAAGCTATATTGATTATCAAAAGAAAGGGTGGTTTAGTAAAAAAAGTTGGACTGAATATCAAAATATAAATGATAGAAAGATAAAAGAACTTAATCTATTTTTGGATAATCAATATGCATTATTAGAAAGGTTAGGGGCAAATTTAGACAAATACGAAATAAACGCAGGGAAATATAGTGGCAATTCTCTTGTAGATACAGCTGTGCCAAATGCATTATTAAAAAGTTTTTTAAATACCAATGATAATGAATTGATTAATGAGCAAATCAAAGCCATACAACAAGCTGCCAAAGAATCAAATATATCTTATGCTGAGCAACTTTCTAAACAATTTGGTCAGTTTATGAGTATGCAAAGTAATATTTTAAGTCAAATATACAAGCATGATCCTGTGAAGGTGGCAAAAATTACTCTTGATGATACTATGTATGCACTAAAAACTGCTATTAGAAATGTGAGCGGTGGTTTTGATATATTAGGATTAAAAGAAGATGAATTTAAAAATCTTTCACAGATTTCACTAGATAAACTTAATGATGCTTATAATGAAAGCTTGAGAAATGATTTCTCAACTCAAAATGTAGAAGCTTGGGAGCAATTATTACAAGCTTTAGCAAGTGCAAATGAGCAGGTAAATAACATATTGCAAACTATTATTAATAAAACAAGTGAATTAATGCAGATAAATCAAAGTTTTGCTGGTGTTAATGGGTTAGATACTAGTGTTTTTAAAGTTAATGATTTGCTTAATCAGTATGCTACCATAATGGGTGGATTAAAAGATGATCTAAATAAAGAAGAACAAGATATTTTTAAAGATATTTTTAGTGCTAATGATAAGTTATTAGAGCTTGGGTATGAAGGAATAAATGATTTTTTAAGCACTGGTAATACTGAACTTAGAAAACAATTAATAGCCATTATCACTTCCTTTGAACAAATAATGAAAGAACAAGGCGGTCTAATTTTTTCATCAGAGCATTTGAATGAGTTAGCTAAGGTTGATGAGCTTATAAAAGCATATGAAGATGAGAATTCAAAAGAATATGCCAAAATTAAAATTAATGAAAACAATAAACTTTTAGAAAATTTAAACAATCAAAAAAATATTTTATCATCTCTTGCTAGCTTTAGTGATAATTTGATTAAGCAAACTATTCAAACACCTCAAATGATAAGTAAAAACTATGAAAAATTACTAAAAAAAGCTAGCGATGATTTTAAAAATAATAATTTTAACTCATCTTCCTTTGAAGAACTAAAGCAGGCAGCAAGTGCCAAAGCAAATGACTTAAGAAATTCATCATCTTATGAAGAATATCAATTTCAAATGTTAAAAATGGCTAATGATATGAAGGATTTAGGAGGTGAAGCTGATTTAAATACAATACAAGATGAGATTGCCAAAATCACATTAGAAAATGAAAAATTAAATGAAAAACTCCAAGAAACTATAAAAGACACATCTTCTATGACTCTAGAAGAATTAAAAAAATACAGAGAAACTCTTTTAGAGCAAAGCCAAAAAGAAGTTCAGGAGATGATTAAGTATCTTGGAAAAGATTCGCCTATAGCAAAATACTTAGAAGGTATGATTAAAGAGTTAAAAAATGGTAGTTCTTTGAGTGTGGCTGCTATAGAAAATCTAAAGTATGCTTTGCTTGCATATCAAAACAATTCTAATAAAGTAGATAGTGAATTAAATCAAGAAATAAAAAACCCTAATAAAAAACCACTTGCTTTTGCAGATGGTGGAATAGTAACACAAAAAACAAATGCCATTATAGGTGAAAATGGTTATCCTGAAGCAGTTATTCCATTAAAAGATGGTAAAGGATTAAAGGTTGATGTTTCTAATATGTTTGAAAAATTAGAATTGGCTCTTTCTAAAGGAATTGATAATGGTTTTAAACAATTAAATTCTAAATTTGATGGACTAATTACAAAGATAGATAATGTAGATAAAGGCATTAAAAGACTTTGTATGGATATGTCAATACTTACAAAACAAACAAGAGAAATAGCAGAAAGGATTGAGAAATGATTATAGTCAGACCTTTAGAATTTATAATAGAGCAAAATACCATAAGCAAAGATAAAACACAACTTTGGAATAAAGAAAACACTTATAAAATTAATGATGAGGTTTCTTTTAAGGGTTATGTTTATAAAAGTGCAAACGATGAAGATAAACATGAAGAACCAGATGTTTATTTTGATAAATGGGTAAAAATGCGACCAACAAATGAAAATGCATGTTTTGATGATGAGATAAATACTCAAAGTAAAGATAATAAAACTTGGAGTATTGTTATAGATGTAAAAGAAAGTTTTGATGCTTTTGCTATTTTAAATGCCAATATATCTAAAATCAAAATTCAAACATTAGATAAAAGAATTATTTATGAAAAATCTATGTTTTGTAGGAAATCACGCACTTGGTGGGAATATTTTTTTGGTAGATTTAAAATCAATAAAGATGATTTTATCTTCCTTGATTATCCAATTAATTCTAAGATAAAAATTACTTTTTATGCATTAAACGATATAGCTAATGTTGGACATATACTTTTGGGTAAAAAAGAAAAATTAGGTGTTACTATACATCCTGCCAATCTTACTTATCTTAATTATTCTAAAACAAATACAAATGAATGGGGGCATACTACTGTAGTAAATGGAAAAAAAGCTAAATTTTTAGAATTAATCATTGCTTTGGAAAAAGTTCATTTTGATTATTATGATGATTTGATTGAAAGTATTTATAATAAAAAAACTTTATTTATAGCAGATGAAAGTGAAAATGGTTTTAAAAAATTAACTACATTTGGTATTTTAAAAGATTATTCAGCTCCTATTGAAGATTATGATTTTTTACAGGTTAAATTAAATATACAAGGTTTAATTTAATCTAACACGCATTCTAACGCCTCAAAAAATTTATAAAATCTACATAAAAATATATTTTTAAGGAAAAATATGAACCTTATAAGATCAGATACTGCAAAAATTAAAAGCGTAGATGAAACTGAGAGTATTTTAAGTTTTGTCATGATTTCAAATTCTAATGCTTGTATGCGTTGGGATTGGGATTTAGGTGAATATATAGAAGAATTAGATGTTAGTGGCGCAAAATATAGTGAGTTAAGAACACTTTTTAAAGATCATGTGCCAAATGTAGATAATGCTATAGCAAAAATTGAAAATATAAGAATTGAAAATGGTGAATTAGTTTGTGATTGTATTTTTGCTAAAGATGAAAAAAGTCAAAACATTTTTAAAAAATACAAAGATGGAATTTTAAATGATGTGTCAATTGGATACAAAATATTAAGACAAACCATAGATAACGATAGCAATCCCAAAAAAGTTCTTGTAAATGAATTTGAAATTTTTGAACTAAGTGCTGTTTGGAAAGGTGCTGATAAAAATGCTAAAAAACGCTTTTTTGATGAGCAAACACAAAAAGAAGCTAAAGCTTTAGCTCAAGCAAGAGAACGCGAGCTAGAGCTTATGATTAAAACACTTTAAAAGGAGAAAAAATGCAAAAAATAAGAGAAGAAATAGGAGCTTTACATAAGCAGATGTTAGAGCTTTCTAATAAAGCAAAAAATGAAAAAAGAGCATTTAGCACAGATGAAGAACAAAAATATAATGAAATGCTTAAAGATTTTGAAAGCAAACGCAGCGAGCTTTTAAGACTTGAAGAAGAGCAAAAAAGAGAAAAATTTTTAAATGAAGTTACAAGTATAAGATTAGAACAGAATCCACATCCACAAAAAGAAGAAGAAAGAGACTCTATGAGATCTTTTGTTAAATACTTAAGAAGTGGAGTTATAGACACATCTTTGCAAAGAGATGCATTAAACGAAGCTTCAGGTGATAAAGGCGGTGTTTTAGTTCCTACAACATTGCAATCAAAAATTAGATCAAAATTGACAGATCTTAGTGTAATTAGGAAAATAGCTACTGTGCAAAAATCATCCACAAATCAAGATATACCTATACTTGAAGATATAAGTGGTTTTGGTTGGATTGATGAAATGGCTAGTTTTAATGAGGCAAGCGCTTCTTTTTCAAAATTAACTATTGGAGCATACAAATTGGGAGGTATTATTAAAATTAGTGAAGAATTACTAAATGATAATATCTCAAATTTAGAAAGTTTTTTAATTAGAAAGAGTGCCGAAAAAATTGCACAAGCAGAGGAAGAAGCATTTATAAAAGGCGATGGAAATAAAAAACCAACAGGTATTGTAAATACAAAAACAAAATATGAATTAGCAAGTAATAGTGGCATTACAAGCAATGATGTAATTGATGCATTTTTTACATTAAAAAGTGCATATAGATCTAATGCATGCTGGCTTGTTGGGGATGATTTTATGAAAGCTCTTTATAAATTAGTCGATGGAGATGGTAGACCTTTATGGATGCCAGCGCTTAGTTCTGGTGGATATGACACTATTTTAGGTAAAAAAGTAATCTATTGTTCTTCATTAGATGGTTTTGGTGCTAATAAAATTCCTGCTATCTTCGGTGATTTTAGTTTTTATGAAATTTGGGATAGAGAAACTATGAGCTTTACGAGATTAAATGAATTGTATGCTCAAAATGATTTAGTTGGAATTAAAGTTAGATCAAGACTTGATGCTAAATTAATCACAGATGAAGCAGTTTGTAAAATAGTAACTCCTTCTTAAAGTCTAAGTCATGAAAAAAGTTGAATTTTTATTTTGTTTAAGTGGTGATGTTTTTTATAGAAAAGGTGATGTGGTAGAGCTTAATGATAAAGAAGCTCTACGACTTCAAAAGAGAAATATTGTAAAGATACTTATAGAGCAAGAACAAGTAGAAGAACAAGTAGAAGAACAAGTAGAAGAACAAGTAGAAGAACAAGTAGAAGAACAAGTAGAAGAAGCTCAGCAAAAACAAAAAGGTAAGGGCAAAAAATGATTATTAAAGAATTAAATGCACCTGAAAAAACTCTTATAAACATAAAAGAATTAAGAGAATTTCTAAGAATAGATAGTGAAGTTTTTGATGAAAGCATAAAGCAGTCTTTAAAAGCTGCCATAACAGAATTTGAAAACAGAACTAATCGCATATTGGTTAAGAATAATTATGAAATATCTTTTTTCAATGAAAGAGTTGTGTTAGCCCCATTTAATTCTTTAGAGAATGCACAATTCAAAGCAGAATTTAAAACAAATTCCAATGTTTTGTATTGTGAAGGTAGTGGAAGAATGATTGTTAATTTAGGTTATGAAGAGCTTCCAGAAGATATAAAACTTTGGCTTAAAAACTATTGTTTGCACGCTTTTGAAAACACAAGTTTTCCTAATATAAGTAAAGCTCTTATCAATAGATATAAAATATCCTTCTTCTAAGGTTTTTAAATGAAAGCAAAAGAACTTAAACATCGTTTAAAAATATATAAAAAAATGCAAAGTAAAAATGAATTTCAAGAGCTAGATTATGATGAGGTAGTTTTTATAAAAGAAATATTTGCAAGTTGTAAAAATTTAATCGTTGAAAATAAAGAACAAGGCAACATAACAAACAAAACTTCTTTTTGCGAGTTCGAAGTTAGATTTTTAGAGCTTGACATGTCTTATCTGATCGAGTTTGAAGGTGGTAGATATGAAATTTTAAGCATACAAGATGAGGGTATGAGTAAAAGATTTTTAAAAATAAAAGCGAGAAAAATAGATGATTACAACTAAAATCAGTCAATTACCATCACCACCAGATTTAGAAAATCCTATAGATTTTGATAAGCAAGCAGATGCCTTTGTAAGATCTTTAAACCCTTTTGGAAAAGAATTAAATAGCTTGTCAAAAGAAATTAATGAGCTTAGTGAATTTATTTCTCAAAAATCAGATGAATTGGTGTCTTTTATAAACTTAAAACTAGAAGAGATTGATTTAGAAGCAAATGAAGAAAAACTAAAACTCTTAAAATATGCAAAAGAATTAGAGCAAGCCTTATTTTTGCATACACAAAATAAAACAGAAGAATTGCTAAGTTTGATAGATGAAAAGGGTTTTGAAATTATAGAAAGAATAAATGATAATTGCTTAGGGGCTGATTACACTGCTTTAAGTCAATCTTTAGCTCATAATATTTCTATTGAGCGTTTTTTATGGGAAAGCAATATGATAAAGCTTAGCCAAAAAGAAATACCTAACAATGAGCAATTAATCATTGAAGTTTTAAACAACAAAGAAGATACTAAACATACTATAAAAATTTTAAAAGACTTATTAGATCTGCTTAATATGCAAAATGAAATAAATCAAATTTTTAAAGGAGAAGAATAATGAATCAAAAGCCTACACCTCTTATGCTTTATACAATTTTAGAACAAGCAAGTAAAGATATCATAGCTATAAGAGAATACTTGTACAATAGCAAAGAAAAAATAGATGAACATATATTAGAACATATTGATAAATTTGAAGAAAAGGTAAAAGAAGCTATAGCTTCTTATGAAGCTTTAAGCAAAGAAAAGCTTGAAATTCTTGAAGAACTTTATAAGCAAGTGGTTTATCCTTTTGATTTTGCAAGTAGTGATAATGAGCCGGTTAATCCTAAATTAAACCAAGTATGGTTTAAAAAATCAACAGCACAAATATTGCAATTTTTACAAAATCCGACAATAAACTTTATTCAAAAAACACCACCAAGTCAAAAAAAAGAAGGAAGTGTTTGGTTTAAACCTCTTGATGATGAAAACATTATGCAAGGGGAGATTTATGTTTGTGAGAAAGTTTTAGATAATAAAGCTTGGGTTAATCCTGCTTTGCCAAAAGAATTAAAACCTGCTTTTATCAGCGAAGAAGAACCAAGTGAGGCTAATTTAGGTGATATTTGGAAAAAGCAAAGCACCGGAGAATATTTTGTATATGTACAAACTAGTAGCGGTAAAACTTGGACAAGTCCTGAAAATCCAAGTGTTTATATTCCAACTCACACCAGCGAAGAAGAACCAAGTGAGGCTAATTTAGGTGATATTTGGAAAAAGCAAAGCACCGGAGAGTATTTTATACATATAAGAACAACAGATGATAATGCTTGGATTTTAAAGCATGATTTAAAGATAGAGCCATATATTTGGGTTGATCAAAAAGATGAAAATATTAAATATATACTTTCTTTGCTTGGTGATTTGCAAAATAAAGATGATGTTCAAGAAAAACATGAGAATGAAGTATTAGAAAAAGAACAAGAATTAAATAGTAAAAAAGATGAATTAGAAAATATAAAAAATCAAATTCAAGAAGAGCTTAACAAAGTTCCACCTGGCGATGTATCTTCTTTAGAAGAAGAAAAAGCAAGACTTGAAGAAGAGATTAATCAAATTCAAAAAGATTTAGATGAAAAAAAAGAGGAATTGGAGGCTATATTAGAAGAAAAAAGACTTGTAAATAAAAAAATGTTAGATGAGGCTTTGAAAACAAAAGTTTCTATAGAAGGAAACAAGACAATAAACGGAAATATAACTTTAAGTGGTGCTTTAACGGCAAATGGAACTACTAATTTAAATGGAAATACTACTTTTAAGCTTATTCCAAATTGTGCAGTTAATCCAACAGCTGATAATCATTTAGCTAGAAAGTGGTATGTAGATTATGGTGGTGGTATTAAAAATTTAGGAACAGTAGGTTCAACAAACATAGACTTAAGACAAGCTCAACATTTTATTTTAACAGCAAATGCAAATACAGAGTTGGGCATAGCTAATTGGGGCGGGGCAGGTAAAAGTGGAACCATAACCATAAATAATTGTCAAAACATAAAATCTTTTAAAGCACCATTTAAATTTAGAATAGCACAAAGTGGTTTTAGTGGAACTGAGACCTTTGCTTATTTTTGCATAGCAGCAAATAACATCAGATTAGTAAGGTCTTAATATGAATACTCTAATGCTTGCAAATTCAATATTTCAAGTTAATTTACCTCCAGAACTTGGCGGAGGCGTGGCTAATTATAATTATATGTTTAGTTTAAATAATCTAGTAAGACCTAATGAATATGTTATGCCTGCTAATTTAGCAAATAAAGAAGTTTTAGTTGTAGGAGAAGTTTGGACTGCAAACAACATGAATAATAAAACTTCAGCAAATTCTATTGATATAACTTGGAATAATTATGCTAATTCACATCGTTTTTATGGTCCATCAAGATCATACACAGCTAATAAAAAAATACCAGTGAAAGCAAAAATAAAATTTGGCGCTATAAACTCAAATAAAATTAGATTTTCTTCATATCAAACAGGTAGTCACAACGCACAAGCAGGGTGGAATACTAGCGATTGTAATTTGCAATGTCGTGGAAACTTGACATTTTATTATAACTAAGGAGGAAAGATGTTTTACAAGATAGATGATAAGGCTTTTTTTAATGAAGATGTGTATTTAAAAAAAGTTATTATTAAAGTAGATGAGGAAGAATTAGAAGGAGAAGATACTTATTTTTTAAGTAAATTAAATGATGATGAGCTTAAAGCTCTTGGTTTTGCTAGAGTGAGTGAGCAAGAATTGCCAAGTTTTGATGAAAAAAGCCAAGAGCTTGTTAGAAAAGAAGAATTTGATGAGCTAAGTAATATCTTTCATATAAAATATGAAGTACGCCAAAAAAGCTTAGAAGAACTAAAAACAATTAAGCTTGATGAAATAAGAGCTAAAAGAGATGAAGCTTTAGAAAGTGGACTTGTTTATAATGAGCATACTTTCCAAACAAGAGAAAAAGATAAGCTTAATATCAATGGAGCTGTAACTAATTTAATGCTTGATATGCAAAGTAAAGCTAACTCAATTTCTGAAATCATTTGGATTAATATCAATGATGAAAAAGTAACTTTTACACCACAAGATTTTTTAAAATTTGCTTCAATGGTGGCTTATCATACCCAAGAAATTACGTTTAAAGCAAATGTATTAAAAGAAAGAATAGAGCAAGCTAAATCTGAACAAGATTTAGAAGCTATTGTTTGGGAGGATTAATATGTCGCATTTAGAAAATTCAGCAAATATAGCTTTATTTGGAGGTTCTTTTATCTTAGCTTTTTTCTTTCAGTTTTTAGCATATACTGGCATTAAGGAAGCTCAAGCTTTTACTTTGTTTATTATTTTTATATTTTCAGCAATAGTAGGTTTTTGCAGAACTTTAGCTTTAAATGAGAGTACTAAAGTTTATACCTTTTCTGATCTTTTGTCAAAGTTTTTAATGCTAGGAATACCTTTTATGTTTGCTTTGGGTGCAAAGCAAATAGATGCTTTATATTATTTTGTAGATTATAGTTTTAGCTTTTTGATTTTGGGAGAAATCCTTTCTGTGATGATTAATATTCAATGTATAAAAACAAGAAAAGCAATAGCTGAAGTAGATATTTACAATATTGCAGTTGAGAAAATAAAGAATTTTTCAAGTGGTTTTTTAAAAACAAATACTTATATAAAAGAAGAAGAAAAGGGTAGGCAAGATGATAAGAAAAACACTTAAAAGGGTTATAGTTAAACCTTTTGGCAAAGATAGATTTGAAGTTGTAAAAGAATTTGAAGTTAGTTTGTGTGGTTTAAATTTTATCGTGCCAAAAGGCTTTATTAGTGATGGTGCTTCAGTGCCACGCATTTTTTGGAGTATTTATCCTCCATATAAAAGTGAGTACTTTAGTGCAGCAATTGTGCATGATTATTTATGCCAAAAAGCATATTCAAAAGATGATTATAAACTAGCAGATAAAGTTTTAAAAGAAGCTATGATTGAGCTTGGTTGCTCTAAAGTAAAGACTTTTATTTTTTATTATGCGTGTAATACATTCCATGTGGTTAAATGTTTTTTGAAAGGAATTTAAATGCACAATATATTAGAAGAAATTAGCAAAAACACAAAAGAACTAAATAAAGATTTTGATGAGAGTTTGAAAGTTTTAAAAGAGCTTTATAAAAATGGAGTGAAATTAGATGATGAGCAAGTTAAAAAAAATATATTAGAAATTTTAGAAAATGGCAATTATAAAGGCGAAAAAGGCGACGCTTTCACTTATGAAGATTTTACGCCTGAGCAACTTCAAAGTTTAAAAGGCGATAGTGGAGCCAAAGGAGAAGATGGAAAAAGTGCTTATGAAATTTGGCTTAACAAAGAAGGTAATGCGGGAAAAAGTGAAGATGAGTTTTTAGCTTCTTTGAAAGGTGAAGGTGTTTCTAAAGAAGAATTACAACCTATAGTGGAAGAAATTGTAAGTAATTTACCACAAAAAGATGCAGGTTTTATCACTTCTTATGAGTTGCCAAACCCTGATATAAAAGCTGAAGTTGGAACACTAATAAATTATGTTAATGAGGAAGCTTCTACTATTTATTTATGCATAAGAAATCAAGGAAAAGGTTCAGTATGGCTTGATTTGTTTTCTAAGAAAAAGTTAGCCAATGAAGAATATACAAAAATAAAATTTAAAGTCCGAACCTTATCAGGGCAATATGGTGGCTGTTTGAGTGATGTATTGTTTGCTTTTTCTAACGGCTTTGCTCATACTGTAAAGCTTGATGAGAGTTTAAGCACAAATTATGATGAAGGTAATTTTATTATACAAAAAAGTGGTTTAGGTGGAACTTCTAATGCCGTACAACCACAAAGAATAGATTGTCTTTCTCAAGTATTAACTAAAGATGAAGTTTTAGGAAAAATTAAAACAACTGGTATTTATAGATCTACTCATAATATCCATCAATCTTTAATGCGTTATTTTAATTTTGACAATACTGCTGCAAGTGGTCAATCTTGGACAACTTGTAGCTTATGGAATTCAAATGGAGAGTATGAGGTAGAAATCATACTTTTTAACGATGAAGTTCCTAATAAATTTTTTGCAAGAGGCACTGGGTACTATGGACAAGTTTATATACATAGTTTAAGTGTTGAAAAGATTATCGCAAAAGCTGATGTAATTAAAGAGATTATTCCTTATGAAGTTCAAGTTTTACCACCTTTTGGCACTACCAAAGAAAATGAAAATCACGCTGGATATATTTTTGATGATTATTATAAAGCTTATTATCAAAGTAATACTAGTAGCAATGATGAACAAAATAATTTATTTAGCAATTATGGTCAGTTTGCAAATTTGTTTTTAATTACACCAAGAGGAGAATAAATGAAACTAAAATTAACTAGAAAGTATTTAAGAAATACTTGTGTCATAGGAGAGTTTAAAGTCTTAGATGAAAAAGAAAATATTCTTTTTGAGTGTTTTTCTTTAGAAGAAGATAAAGAAGGTGTTGAAAGAGAAAAAGACTTAAGAGTTCCTGCGGGAGTTTATAATCTAAAAAGACATATACTATCTAGTTTTAATGATAAAGGTAAAAGGGTAGTAGCAGGAGTTAAGGTTTTAAACGATGATGATAGCGTTGTAAATATCTACAACGATGATGTACCTTTTGATAGACATATTTTAATACATTGGGGAAATACAGACAAAGATACAAAAGGTTGTATTTTACTAGGTTTAACTAAGAATGATGAAAGTATAGGTCAAAGCAGACAAGCTTGTAAAAAATTATATGACTTGTTATATCAGCAAGATTTATCAAATATAAAATTAGAAATCACAAACAAATTTTAGAAAGGAGTAAGCTTAGAGTAGGTTACCACATAATCCCCCTAAAAAAGGGGACAAGGTTAATAAGCCTTGACTATAATCATACTTAGTAGTATAATTATAAAGATTATGTGGATTATATAGCTCAAATTTAATCACCTACTTTCTAGGGTTAGATTAAGCCATAGGGGGTCAGACCTACGGCTAACCCTTGAAAGTATTATACAAAAACCTACTTTAAACTACAAACAATATGTCATTTTTATTTAAAAACACAAAGCTTTATATTGCTTTAGCATTAATGCTTATGCTTAATGTATTCTTATATCTTAAGCTAGATAGCACAAACGCAAAATTAGAAAAAAGTCAAAGTGATTTAAATTTAGCTTTGGGTGTAAATAATGAACTCACGAGGATTACTCAGGAGTTGAAAATAAGACACGAACAAGAGTTAAAAGCACTCTTTCATGCAAATACTCAAAAAAATCAAATCAAAACAAGGGTTGATGATGTTAAAAACTATATATCCAAAAGCAATGAAACTAACACTACTAAGCTTTTTAATGCTATGCTTGATAGGCTGTGGGAGCAAAACACAAGTATTAACCAAAATACAAATTCAAAAAGTGAAAATACCAAATGAGCTTTTAGAATTTGATAGAGCACATAAACCTATAGTGCAAGATGAAAAAGATATATTAAAAGCTTATAGTGAGCTTTTTTATCACTATAAGCAATGTGAGATCAATATAGATAAAATTAAGGAGTTGAATGAGTGAGTAATAGTTCTGATAAGATATTTTTATCATATCTGGTAGTAGTTTTTATTAATTGTTTCTTTTTAAATTTATATTCATTTTGATTAATAAAATCATTAAATGCTCGAAATAGATTATTTGAATCTATTATTTTTAAGTATTTTTTATAATCGGATATACTAATACAATTTTGAGAATGTTCCGTAGAGTCATTAGCTGGAAGGCTAAAAAAATAAATAAAATCCATGTAAAATTGATTGCTGTTTTTAAAACAATCAATGATAGATTGAAGTTTATATCTATTAAAATTATCTATTTGGGAATTATGAAAGATTTTAAGGCCAGGTTCTTTATAATATTCAAATATCATTTCTATTCTACAATCTGTTTTGTGAAATTTTCTAGTATTTTTGTAAAATTCTGCATATTTAGGTTGAATAGCAATCAGTTTTCGTAGTCTTTTAAAAGGAGTTAAATTGCCATTGCTTTTAATAAAAAATTTTATGATTTCATCTGTAATATCTAGTTTTTTATTAGTTATTCTTTTATATAAATAAGCAATTTGTAAAAATCTTTCACAATAAAATTCTCCTTTAAAATTATCCCAAGAATATTTATCTTTAATAGGTAAAAACATTTTCACAAGATCTTCTATTGCTTTACTACACTCTATATCATTGCTATTGTATACATAAAACATATTATAAATAGTATGAAAATGCATATCTATTAGGTTTTGAAGACGACTAGTGAAATCATAATTTATTTTTTCTATATCTGCTTTATCTATAGTAAAAAAGTTTTTCATATAATTTGATGTTATGATATACATATTATTAGTATTTTCAAGAAAGTTTTTCGTTGGTATATAATAATCTAATATAGCTTGTAATATATTTGAATAGTAGTGATTTTTTAAAATATGTATAAAATTATCATGATTTTCTTTATTGTAAAATTTCATGAAACATATATCGTTGAAATGGTTTATATGTTCTAATGATTTTAGTAAAAGCCTTAAGTTGTTATTTAAATGCTCTTTATAATATGTAAAAATAATATTTTTTAAATCATCTTTTAAGGCTTTATCTTGTACTTTTAATTTTTCTATAATAATATCTTTGGCAATTTCGTTATTGTCTTTTATAGTATATTCACAATCAATAACTTTTTCTTTGTATTCTTGATACCAGTCTTTAGTATCTTGTTTATCCTCTTTATTATTATCTGAATTGTTATCTTGTTTTTTTAACTCATCTTTATTGAGAATCATAACAACATTACATTCTTTTTCTTCTTTAAGTAAATTTACAAGTCCTAAAATTTCTTTCAAAGGAAGGTTATCTGATTTTCTTTCTATGTTATCAAGACATACAATGATTTTTTTAAAATCTTCTTTTTTTAAAAAGGAAAAAATAACATCACTATCTATATTTATTAAACCACCACTTGCACCTTTAATTAAACCTTCTAATCCTTTAAAAGTTTTTTTTGTAATATTATTATAATTTCCATGTAAACTTACTACTATTTCTTCTATTACTTGTTTATAGCTTTCTTTGCCAAAAAGATCTATATAGATAACTTTTTTATTATTAAAATTTAAAGTAATTTCTTTTTCTATTTGTTTCCAAAAATATGTTTTTCCACAACCCCAAGACCCCAAAATAACCAAACATTGTTTTTCTTTTGATATTAAATAATTGATAATTTTATTGTTAGTAAAATACAGTTCTTTTTTATATACACTTTGAATCATGTATATTATTAAGCATATAATAAATATCCAATATAAAACAGCACCTATGATCGCAAATATATACATTGTATTTTATCTTAATGATAGAAATTACTTTCTATCATTATATGACTTGATGATCTTATCTTGCAATTTATACAAATCTTCTAGTTTTTCTATTTGTTCGTATGTGTCATCTGGGAAACTTACCCATTTTTTTGTTTTTGTAAAATTTAACCTACATATCCATTTTGTTACTCTATTTTGATACAAGATTGCAAAATAGCTTAAAGTATCTTTGTAGGATATATCTTGCAAGTCAGCACCCGCGCTAGCAAGAATAGATTTTACTATGTAAAAGCCTTGAAGTTCTTCTTCTGTTGTTATAATTTCTTTTTCATCATCGTAGCTTTCTTCATCTTCATCGTTGTTAATTTCTTGAAGATTGTTTTTTATACTAGTGATTTTATCATATGCTATATCATTTATAAGTTCTTTAAAAGATTTTTTTATATAAGTTCTAAATTCCTCAATAGTTGAGGCGGTCATTCTTTTGTCTGTGAGTTGTTTTGCAAAAAGAACAACAAAATCATCACTTGGGTTTTCTATCTCTCTTTTGAAGATATCTTGTATACTTTGATAATATTTTTTTTCTTTTGCTGTGTTTAGTATCTCATCTAGATTTAAATCTGAACATATAAATTTTTTTAAATCTTTAATATCTCTAGCTTTTAGTTTTTCAAGATTAATTGTTAAAAAAGGAATTTGATCCATTATATTTATTTGATCAAGATCTGTAAAAAATCTATATTCTATTCCATTTGTTAAAATAGCAAATTTAACACTAGGTGATGTGTTAAAATATCTAGTTAGTTGGTTATTGTGATTGCTTAAATTTTCAGTGTGATTTTTAGCTTCTATGTATATAAAAGGTTTTCCATCTTTGAAAATAGCATAATCTACTTTTTCACCTTTTTTTGTTCCAATATCGGCTATGTATTCAGGGACTACTACGCTTGGATCAAACACATCATACCCCAATGCTTTTAAAAACGGCATGATGAAAGTCATTTTGGTTGATTCTTCAGTATTTACTAAATTTTTTCTTTCTGCTATTGTTTCCGCTATAGAATTTATAGAATTTTCAAAATCCATATTTTACCCCTTAATATAATTACCAAATAAAATTTTGGTAATTATATTATAGCTATATTTAAAAAGATATTATTTATATATTTTAAAATCATTATTTTTTTAATTGCATTCTTGGGTTTTGAAATTATTATTATGTTTTTATCAAATAAAAAATTTATTCGATAATAAATGAATTTATAATCTCTTTTAATTTTTTATTTTGTCTTATAAAAAACTTTTCATCAACTTTTCTAAATTTTGAATTTGGAATATTTAAAAGAGCTTTTTGGGCTTTTGCATTTTCATTAAAATAGACTTTCATAACCCATTTTTTTTGATTTTTTATATAAAAAGTCGCATAGGAATTATAAATGATTTTTGAAATTTTTACATCACTGCCTAAAGCTGCGATCATCTCATTATATAATTTATCAACAGTATCTTTTATATCTGATTTAAGCTTTTGTTTGTTTAATTCTTCCTCTTCTTTTTTTAAAAAGTCTTGATAAAATAAATCAATTATTCTGTTAAAACCCAATCTTTTTCTAAAATTTTTATAATTAGGTGTAGAAGATAAGGTTTGCTCTAATTTTGTTAATACATATAAAGTAGCCCTAGCATCTTCGAGTGCTCCGTGTGCTCCATGAAAATTTAAAGGATTTAGTGCATTAGGGTTTTTAAAATGCCATGCTGCAAAGGTAAGTTTTTTATAACTATAACCACAGTCGACATTTGGAAGTATAGAACTTTCCTCATGATAGTAACTTGTAAAAAGTTTCATTACATCAATACAAAACATAGGTTTTTCAAAATCTATTACGCGTTTTATAAATTTTAAATCAAAATCTAAGTTATAGCCTATTATTACATCAGCATCATTAAAAATTTTCTCTAGTTGAATTTTATAGTTATCTATAGAGGCTTTATTTTGGACAAAAGCAGGTTTTATACCATGAATTTTTTGAGCCTCTATCCAGGTAGATTTATATTTGGGTTTGAAATATTTATCAAAGATTAGATATCCCGTTTCATCTATGATTGAAAGTTGAAGTATTTCATCTTCCCATTCTCTTAAACCTGTTGTCTCGGTGTCTATTACTATAACATTAAGTTTTAAGTCATCTTTTGTAAAATACTCTTTTGGGTTTGTTTGAAGGTAGCACGGAATTAATTCAGAATAATTATAAGGATACATTTCATCGTTTTTATTTGGTTTATATTCTATCTTGTTTCTTGATCTTGGTAAAATTCTTTCTTGGAAATTTTGATTGATATTACTACTATCGTTAAAGGATTTTTTATAAGCATTTGTTTTTTGATTAAAAGGTGTTTGAGTAAAATTAAGTGTGGTATTATAAAGATTATCTTTTGAAGCGCGATTGTCTTCTTGATTTTTTGTTTTTTGTGGTTTGTGTTTAAAAGTATTAACAAATACTGTTAATAACCAAAGACAAAATAAAATGAATGAGGATATTAAAAAAGCTTTAACAAAATCATCAAAACAATAATAAAATAAAACTAAAAGCCAAATTGCTATAGCGCCCCAAACAAGCATTTATATTCTTTGTATTTGATTGTTATCGCCAGCAATGATAATATTTTGACTACCATCAACATTTATTGTAATTTTTATACAAACACCGTTTTTTAAAGCTTGTATAAAATTTTCATCATTAAATATTCTTATTATGCCATTGGATACACCATCGCTTATCCTAGAAACTTCTTCACATCTTATAGCTTCCCATTCTTGTCTTTTTCTTTTTGCTTCCTCTTTAACCGAATAAACAAATAAACCAGCACCTAGCAATAATGCAAAAACAAGCCATTTGTAATCATTTAAAGTATTTATAATTTCCATTTTTACTCCTCAGTAGCTTTTTTTAAAATTTCTAGTTTGTTGATAAATTGCTCCAATAAAGCTTCATTACCATATTTTTCATATAAAGATAAAAATTTTTGTAATTTATCATTGTGGGTATTATTAGTTGGAAAATTAACAGAGTTGTTGTTGCCTTGCAATATGATATTTTCATTCCCTTTAGAATTAATATCCCCGTTGATAATTGTATCAATATTAACACCCAGTTTCTCTGAAAATTCTTTGATTCTTTTTAGGGGGATTTCCCCTCTAACTGCCCAAGTGTTAAATGTAGTATAATTTACATTAAGTATTTCGCTTAAATCTTTGATAGTATCAGCATTGGCAATTTTTTTTAGTATTCTAATAACTTCTTCATAATCCACAGCTATATCCTTAAAAAATAATTTAATATTACAAATCAAAAAGAATTGATTTTAAAATATTTTTATATTTTGACTTGACAAACAAGTCAAAATGATTTATAATTACCAAAGTTAAAAAAGATAATTATTTTTTAGCAAAAAGAATACCAACTTTTTGCTTAAGTATAAAAAAGGATACATAATGCAAGATTGGATTATAGCTGGTGTGATTATAGCTATCTTATCGGTTATGTTTGTAATCATAAAGATAAAGGAAACAAAATGATAAGAGCATATGCAAACACCATATCAAATATACTCAGCAATGAAAAATCTATAAAAAAAGACACACTTTTTAAAAGAATGAACATAAAAGAAAGTGAATTTAATGAAGCTTTGAATTTTTTACTTGATCATAATTTTGTAAAACTAGAAGCTATTAGTGATGGTTTATTTGAAACCATTATAGTTCATTATGAGGGTAATTGAATGTGCATTAAAGAGAAAATTCAAGAAAAGTTAGGGTTAAAAACTTTTGATGAAATGGAAAGAAAGCTCAATTTGAAAAATCAAACTTTAAAGGTTTGGCTTAGCAATAAAAGCAAAACAAATTCTAAAGTAGAAAAAGCACTTTTAAGACTTGGTTTTTTGAATGAGGATTTGAGATTATCTAAGAGATTGAAAGATTTAAAACTAAAGCATAAAAAATTTACAGCTTTGATAGAAGAAAAAACAAAAACCATACAGGAGATTTCTGAACTTTTAAAAGAAATTGATGAGGTAGCTTGAAAACCTCATTAAGCACATTTTCTAAGTGTGCTTAAAAGGTTTTTAAAAGCTTGAAACTAGGTTTTAAGTGAATTTCCTTATAGCTAGCTTGGTGATCAAGCTAGCGTGTTCTTTATTTATCACACTCCACGGCGACGGGTGGGAAAGTGGGCTTTTTTAAAAAGCTTTGTTAAATGGTCAAAATACCAAAAGTTTAAATAACTTTGAATGCAGGCTCTATGTTTTGACATAAGTAGTGTTTAAATGGGAGTTAAACTCCCTTATAAGCCATATTAGCTTTCTTTATTTTGAGTAACCACCTTTATGGTGGTTTTTAACTTCCATTTATGCACTATAAAAAGGAAGAAAATGTCTTTTAAAGAAAAAATTAACACAGCCATAGAACACGCAAGAGCTTTGGCTTTAATTAACAAAGAATGCTTAGAGTTAATTGACTACATGGAAGAGTGTGATGAGGATGATTTAAGATCTAACCTAGATGACTTAAAAAAACTATTGATAAAAGCAAAAGAATTATTGAAAGGATAGTAATGAATTTTAAGCCCATACAAAAAGAAAATGATGCATTTAAAAAAGCAAGAGAAATAGAAAGTTTAATAAGTGAGCTTAGCTCAAAAGGATTTAAACTTACAAAGGCAAATTCAAAATCTTTAGTTATGAAAAAAGGTTTTGATAAGGTAGCAAAATAACAAAAAAAGAAAGGAATAAAATGCAAAACATAGGCTATGATAGTATCAAATTTGTAATCCCAAAATTTGCATTTTATAAATTTCTTAAAAAACATGATTTATATACAAAGCTTAGAAAAACAAACCGCAATAAAGCTATAGAAAAATACACAAAAGAGAAGTTTAAAAATATCAAAACAAAAGATAAGTTTTATGAGTTTAAGGTTAGGTATATAAACATTAAACCTAGAAATAAAAGTTTATCAAATACCATAATAGTGATAGAAAATTCAAAAGACACCCATGAAGTTGCTAGAAAAAATAAAAAGAAAAAAGACTTTTATGTAGAAGTACAGTTTAATGGTCTTTTTCAGCCTAGCAAAAGTGTGGTAGCTGATGTGTATAAGGTGTTAAGTAAAATGGTTAAGAGGTTTAAGGCTTATAGTTTTGATATAGCTTGTGATTTTTGTGACGAAAGTGCTTCTATGAGAAAATATGAAGAACATTTGCATGAGTTGTCTTTAAATAAAAAAATCAAAGGCGAAATGGTTTTTTATAAAAAATCTCTTTATGTAAATGGGGTGCATAGTAAGTTTTTTGATCTTGATAGAATTTTGATTTATGATAAGTATGAAAAGCAGACTAGTTATCACAAAGAAAAAATCAAAGAAGAATTTAAAAACTGGAAAAGATTAGAATTAACTTTCAAACTAAACTATAAATTTTTAAAATACATACAGCATAAACACATTCATGATGCTTTAGATTTTATATATGATTTTATAGCTTTACTAGGTAAAACATATAGCTTTACAAAAGAATTATTACTTATTAAACAAACAAAATATTTAATCAATCCAAGATGGACAAAAGATATAAAACCATACGCATTAAAGGATGTTGCATGAGTATCATAACACATATAATTGAGGCTAATGAAATAGCTCGTGCATGTTTAAAAAATGACTTAAAATATAGTTTGAAAGAAGCAAGGATTATCAATAGTGCAAACGAAAGAATGTTGTGTTTTTATTTTAATAATCCTTTTGCTATAGATTTGTTTGAAAGAAACAAAGAAAGCATCAAAAATGACTTAAGATGTGAATATAAGAAAAAAATTGAGTTTTACAAACGAATTGATTTTGTGTTTTATGATATTTGCTCTAAAAACACCAAAGAACTTAAATCAAGAACTACAGAACAAATACAAACACTTCAAAGGGGTATAGATATGCTGGAAAATATTATAAAAAGGAGTAAAAATGGAAAACATAGGTAATCAAAATAATCTAAAAGAGCTATCTATGAAAATTGTATCTTTACATAAAGCCATAGAGCGCGCAGAGTATGAAAGAAGTGCTTTAAATTCAGCCATTAAAGAATATAAAGAAGATTTAAAAACAACCATAAGAGAGCTTGAGAAAATGAAAGAACCTAATCTTTTCAATCAAGAAAATAAAGAGGAATAAACAAAAGGATATTACATGTTACAAATGATGAAAGATTTTTTAGATCAAAGAAATTTGATAGAAAAACACTTAGAAGAAATAAAACAACAATTATCAAAAATGCTTAAAGAATTTCTTTCTATAAGAAATGATCTTTCATTTTCTAATGGATGTAACTCTTTAGAAGAAGAAATTAGACATTATTGGAAGATAGAGGCTTGGCTTGATGTAGAGCTTAAAAGAATATGTATAAAGCTTATAGATACAAGAGTTTCTTATAATAGTTTTGATTTTGAGAATGTCAAAGTATTATTAGCGCATACTTTAAGTTATGAAGAGCAAAAAGCCATTATAAAATCACTCAATTTAGAAACAAACATTAAAAAGGATTAATATGAAATTATTAAGTACAAAAGAAGTTGCACAGTATTTGGGTTTTAGCGTTGATAGGATAAGAAAAATGAGAATGAGAAAAAATCAAGCCATTTATAACTTTCCAAAGGGTGTTAGAGTGGGAAAAGTTTTAATGTATGAAAAGAAAGAAATCGATGATTGGATAAAATATTGCAAGGTTAGCTAAGCTTTCCTGCAAGTTTTTCTATATAATCTCCCCACCACTGCATTAATATTCTTTTTAATTCTATATTTTTACTTCTATTGTAAGCTTTCAATATTGCATTTTTTTGCTCATGAGCTAAGCATTGCTCTGCTATATCCATACTTACTCCATGTTCCAATTGCTTTTCGTTTGCAATGCTTCTAAACATAGCACGAAATCCATGCGCGCTTTGAATTCCTTTATATCCTAAGCGTTTATTGGTATTGCATGTGATATTTTCACTATTACATCCTTTTTTAGAAGAACCAGCAAAAACATAATCATTGACTTTAATCGCATATTGATTTTTTAATATACTTATGGCTTGTTTGCTTAATGCTATATTATGCTCTTTACGCATTTTCATTTTTTGAGCTGATATAGTCCAAATTTCATTTTTAAAGTCTATCTCATCCCAAGTAGCTTTTATAACATTGCCAGGTCTTTGGGCTGTTAAAAGCACAAAAAGCATTAAATTTTTATGACTTTGTTTGATATCTGAATGTATTAGAGTATTTATATATTCTTTAATATCAGATTCATCTAATAGGGTAGGTTGGTGTATAACCTGATTTGGTTTTTTAAATACAATATTGTTTTTGATAGAAGCTACGGGATTGTTTTCTATGATCTCAAGTTGCAAAGCATATTCAAATACTTTATTTATCCATATCTTTGCTTTTTGAAGCGTAGCGCTTTTATGCTCTATGGTCTTTAAAATATTAACAATATCTACTCTTTTTATATCATTAATATTTTTATATTCTAAAGATTTAAAAATACCTTCTTTGTAGCTTAGTCCTCTTTGGATTGTTTTCGCTGCTAAATTACTTTTTCTTGCATTTTCTAATACTTCATCATATAATACGCCAAATTTCAATCTTTTTGCATTGCTTATGTTTTGACCCTTGGCTTTTAGTTTGTGCGAATTTATAGCTATTTCTCTAAGCTCTGCTAGGGAAAGCAAGGGATATTCCCCAAGTGTTATATAAGTATCATTAGCTTGTCTTGTTTTAAATAGTTTTCTACCACTAGGATAAACAAAAACATATAATCCTTTTATACTAGGATCGCTAAATTTTATAAATTTTTTACCATTATCGCATTTTACGCTTTTCAAGAAACTATCTGTAAGTTTATTAATTTTTGCCAT